AGGACTTAGTACCTGACTGATCAACAGTGAATGCTGCAACGAATGTTCCTGCACCACTAGATGAAGTAGAGTTAGCAGGTTGTGTACCTACTGTAATTGTTTCTAATACATCTGCTGCGATTGTATCATCAGCCATATCACCAGAAGTACCTGCAGCAACTTTTAGAGGAACGAGGCACTCAGCTTTATGTCTGGTGTCTCCATTGTGTGTCTGATATGTTCTGTACTGCCACCAACCTGGACCCGAAATACCACGAGTCTTGTTTGATGCAATACTATCTTCAGTTGTATCTACAAATACTAGTTCGTAGGAGTTAGAGTCGCCACCAAGGATGACAAACTCAGCAACTGCCTTAGGAGGAGTTCTCTTAATAACAGATGCAGCAGCTACAGTTGCTGTTGATCCTGCATATACTTTATGCAATTCGATAGCAGTGGTACTTGTAACTTGCTTAACAATATAGTTAACACTTGATATGCTCAAGACATCTCCTACAACGACACTATCAGCAGCGTTCTTAGTAACAGTTGCGTCACCATTAGTGACGGAAATAGTATTACTAAATGCTGCAGCGTCAATCTTTCCTACGACAGACATTGTAAATCCTCTAAAAGTTTGGTATTTCTATTATTTATTTATAATCTAACGGGTCTCTATTGCAGACTTGACCGCTTCTAATAGCTTGTCGTCAGCAGTAGTCTTAGTTAGTTTGACTGCTTTAGTCATGATAACAAGGCAGATATCAATTAGTTTCTCTCCTAATTCTGCATCATCTGGTATCTTGTCAACAGCATCAGTAATAATCTTAGATGCGAAAGGTAGTAAGAATCCTAGCATGGTCTCAACTCAGTATATTATATACTATATAGCCTCTCTGAACCACCAACAAAATTTCTGGTGGATAACCTGTACATCATTTCATGCATGGTATAGCAGACTTGTCCTTGTGGCTCTGGTAGACTGTCGTCAAACCATGGGTCATAAGGAATCTTGTCGGGTGCGTAGTAGGTCACTTGTCTGCAGTAAACTTACGATCCTTCATGTAACCCCACTTACCCTTGTGTAATGCTCTTACACCTTTAGGATTCTTGACACCAGACTTTGCTTTGCCTTCAGCATCTTTCTTCATGAAGTCCTTGTACCTTTTCTTACCGTACTTACTCTTATAAAGAGTCTCCTTCCTGTCTTTCTTTTCCTGAGCGTATCTCTTTAAGGTTGCTGCCTTCTCCGAGTTGTCCCACTCTAATAGGTTAGCCACGTGCTTCTTTCTTTTTCTTATCGTACTCTGCAGTAGCAGCAAGCATCTTAGACTTCATGTTAGACTTAGCTTTGCTAGTATTACTATGAGATGTTGCTCCTGTAGATGCAGGTAGAGCAGCACCAGTAACAGCAACTTCATCTACTTGCTCTGGTTCTTCAGCTACTAACTGTTTGTTTCTTAGTTCAGCAGCGATTTCTTCCTTCATCTTCTGCTTCCTCTTGATCATAGAGGTACGTACTTTACGTCTGAAGTTTAGATACTTGTCACTCTTATCGACATCACCATCGTTATCGATATCTGAGTCTTCTTTACCGACTGGATCTAACTTTTTCTTTTCGTTTAATTCTGATTCTGACATGAGATCCTCCTTCTTAGGATTGATTGTGATACCCTTCTTAGTTTTAGTGGAACCTTGGGTTAGGTTTTGTGTGTTCTTATCACCCTCGTCATTCTTATTGACTGGTGTGGTTTTAGTATTAGTAGCACTAGCCATTCCTTATTTCCTCAAGTGCTGCACGCCAATCGTATTTCTCTTCTTTGTATGCCTTCTTCTTTTTCTTAGCCTTCGCCATATCCTTTGGATTTAAAGAATTACCTTCCTTATCATATCCATAGGTAGAATCTTCTTTGACATGATCAGCAGCCTTGTACATAGGTTTGCCAGTTGTCTTGGATTTCATACCCTTCTTGTAATTCTGCCAAGCAGGTGTGTTTCCTTTCTTGTCAGCATTAGTGACGGTCATTGCTTCTTTCATAAGATTATGTAAGTCTTCTATATCTATACTATAGTCAACAGACTCTTTGGGTCCTTGGACACCAATGTCTTCTTGATGTTTAGCAGTTTTCTCACCCTTCTTTCCAACAACTATGTAACGTCCGTCTGATTTGCGACCTGTAATAACCATAGAGTCACCACCGTGTGATACTACTCTACCAATATTACGATCATCAGGGGTCTTACGTTTGTTCTTGTCAATCATGTCCTTCTCGATCGGGAAACCTGCGTATCCCTCGAAGGCGGGTTGTATTGGAGATTCATCGATGATCTTGATTATAGCATCAACTGTCTCCTGCATGCGTTTTGTAGGAGCAGCTGTGTTATTGTCAACACATTTAGTAATTTTCATTTGCTCTTCCATAGTATAACCTAGGAGTTGAGCAGCGATATTTGTTGAGATCATCGGATAAAATTGATTCCGTAATTATTATTTAGGCTGTGCAGCCTTTCTAAAGTCGTTAAACTTAACCCCAAACTTGGTAGTTCCCTGACCTGGAGTCATGTCCTGCACTGCTTTTCTGTACTCATCAGTGCCAACCTTCCATGTATTACCACTACCATCATCAGCAGAATAATTACTTTGATCTCCCTTTTCTTTCTCTTCCTTAGTCACACCTGCTTTGGATCTTTCTCTCTCAGCAACTGATCTAATCATAGCCTTGAGTATCTTACGCTTAGAGTATGGGTTGTCCTTTCTCCTTGGTAATGCTATCTCATCTAAGTCTACAACCTCAGTTACATGGTGCAACCATGCCTTAAACTCTTCACCATCACCATCCTTAAACACAACATGATTAGTACCACGGTGTACTATAACACCACGTATACCACTGTCATCATGCTCTACTAAAGTACCAACTGCAAAAACTTCATGCTCCATGTAGTGCTCTCTGAACTCATACATGTGTAACTTAGGTGAGTATTCCCATGCTTCACTCTTTGGAGTAGCAGGAGTTTTCTTCTTAAGTTTCTGTGATGGTTTCTTAGGAGGTGTCATACCTGTCTTTACATCTGCCATCATCTTCATAGAGTCTGACTTCTTAAATCCTTTTGGCATTCCTGCATGATAGGAATCATGGTCATCACCCTGTGCATGCTTTCTCTGTGCTGATGCTGATAGTTTTTCTATTGGATCATCTGAATTTGGATCTCTAGCACCTGCTGACTTGATATTAACAGACTTAAAGTCGTAGTGTACACCGTTATATTTCTGCGTTAACTTCTGAAATTCTTTTACTCTGTCGTCTCCGACTACCATTGTTACATGTTCATGTCCTTCATCATTGAGGTCACGTAGTATATCAAATATATTTCTATGCTGTTCTGAATTCTGTATCTTATCCTTATGATTCTTAAACATCTTACGCATGTGATCAACCTTCTGATCAGCACTCAAAGGATTCTTCTTATGATCTTGCGTTCTACTAGGATAGATTCTATAGTTACCTGAGTCACCACCATGTGCCTTAACTGCATCAAGAAGTTTACCATGACCTGCATGAGGAGGATTAAACCTACCAAAAGTGATCGCAACATGCTTGTCCTCTGGTTGCTGAGACTTAGGTATAGGTTTCTTCTTAGCAGGTTGAGCAGGTTTTGATACGCTCCCCTGTGCAGGTGTTGCTTCAGATATGAATTGATTAAAGTGAATCATTTTGACCAGTTCTTTGCCACAGTAAAGTTTGCTTTAGAGAATTCTAATCTATCAACAAGTTTGATAGCCGTACCATTTTTAATTGCTACGTATCCCTCAGGACTTGTAACTCGGTAACCAGATTCGTCTTCTATGAATGTACCAATACCTTTCACTTTCTCTAAGCGTCGGATAATAATTTTCTTCGCAGTTATTAAAGACTGGAAGGCACTCATAGCATTATGTATGGCAGTTTTGTTACTATTTAGATACTTGAGGGAGTCTTGTTTCTTTTTCTTCCATTGTTCCTTAGATTTTTCAGTCTTTTTCTTAGCAATCTCCATGTCAAAACGCTGTGATACAAAGACTTCGAACCCTTTATGCATCAGTGCAGCAGTCTTTGGAACCTTACCTGTTCTAATAACTTGGTTAAAGTATACTTTAAACAGTGCAGTATACTCGAAAGGTCTTGTGCCACCTAGCAAATCGAGGAAAGATCTACCCTTAGTCATACCAATCTTAGCATTACGAATGTTTTGTTTTACTTGTACTTTCTCAGTGGTACTGAGTGTTGCCACTCCACC